TTACAGCGTTTCTGCGTATTTACTGGATATCTTAATCCAGCCCTCGCCGGACTTTAATCTGCCATACGGCATCTTCTCCACGGTCTTCGTTTCCGTGATCGTATAGACCGATTCCGGTGCTTTCTTTCCAGTGTAATCTTTGCCGGGACTCTTGTAAATATTAAGTGCCTGTTTGGTCTTTACTTTGAAAAATTTATCCGCAGCTTTCTTCGCTGCCGGCTTCTCTTCTATCTTCTTTCCGATCAGGCCTTCTGCGATCGCTCTGGCGCATTTCTTATAATTCCATGCGTGATAATCGGTTTTATTGTCAACGAAGCTGCACTCCACCAGAAATGCCGGCGCGTTCGTGTGCCGGAGAACATAAAGCTCCGGACGGATCTTCACACCACGGTCGCGGATCCCTAATGCTCTGGCAATCTTCGCCGAAATCCGCGTTGCTTCTTTATATGCTTTGGAATTTTTTGATACAACCAAAACTTCCACTCCGGTACCGCCACCGGAATTTAAGTGGATGCTGACATCCCGCGCTACTGTGTGCGCATTGCATTTTGCTACGATATATCTAAGACAACCGTTCTGGTCCGTCTTCTTATCGCAGGTGCAGTCGTATGCCGTGTGTCCTGCTGCCCGCAGGAGCCGAATCACTTCGCCTTTCACTTTTCTATCCTCTACGGATTCCTTCAAATACCCTACTGCCCCGGAAGCACCTTTGCCTTGTGGGCAGTGTCCTGCGTGTATGTTGTATTTTGCCATGTGTCTACCTCCTAATTTGTATATAAAAAAGAGAGCCTTACGACTCTCTAATCTCTTCCGTATGATCAATAGCTTCTTCTGGTAGCTCCTCCGTCATATCTTCTAGGAATTTCTGAACCCATCTCTTAAGCTTTGGCGGTACCGGAAGTCCGCATAATGTCATATTCTTCAATACACTGACTGCTTCGTATAAAATGTATAGCAGGCAGAAAAATTCGCAGATGCCTAATTTATGTATTCCGAGCATCTGCACGTATTTATCAGCTACGAAGCTTAGCATATTAATATTGACGATAATGTCGACCGCCATAAACAGGCATACTGACAAGAGCATTGCCGCCTTTCGGATTGCTCCGTCAATGCCAACGCAACTGTTAAATTTGTGCTCTTTCATGGCTCGAAGCACTCCGAGCATGGTGTCTAACGTCACGGCAAGCAAGAGAATTTTAAAAAACGAATTGCTTGCCAAAAGATACATGATTCTTTCCATCATTCTAATCATCCTTTCTTTTAATATAGAGGGGTTCGTGGTGAATCCTCTGATTTGTCTCGCTCTAACTCGAAGCTAATTCGAAGTTAGTCCAAGTTGGTTCAAATTAGACTAACAACTGATCCATATCCTGTAGCGAAAGCACATACAGTACGTCGAGTTCAACCGTTACGTCCATATTCGGCACTTCGTTCAGTCTAACAGTCACATAAGCTTGATCGATCTCCGCTTCGTAGCATACAAAAGTACTCTGTACTGTGTATGCGCCACTTGCAGCAACGCCTGAGTTTCTCTGCAGCCAACCACTCCTATCGGCACGAATTTATACGTCCGACCTTCGATTTCTACATCCTTGCTTTTCTGAATATTCATAGTACCCTGCTTAGTTGCATTTTTCTTAAACGTGCCAGAAAACGATGCAACTCGTGCAACTCCTGACATAAGTAAGGTTTGAACTTCATTCACATTTGCGTCGCTTGCATCCAACCTTTTACCAAGCGTATCATATACCTTCCCACTTGCGTCCGTCCTGGCCGCCACAATCTCGGCATCTGACGGACTGTCAAGAGTCATATTCTTAATTTGCGCTTCAAACTTTCCGTTAAGTTTAACTTGCGCTTTTTCTGTTTCGTCGGCAGTTTCAACTGCCATTTTTACGCCATCGTGCAAGCTTTGACGGACATCTCGTCCGTAAGTGGCGTGTAATAAGTTGTGTAAAATTTCAGTTAATCCCATTTTAAACTCCTTTCTATGCTGTCCTCTTCCACATTCTCACCGTGATATACGGCATCATGTTATTGTGTGCTGTTCCAGAACCTGTATTACCGGATATGGCTGTATGATCGTGTGTTGCATCTAACATAAAGCCATCATTGATACCGGTTGCTTTTCTTGTAGACGATGGATAAAAGCATGTTTCATCCCCACCTTTTGAGAATACGCCGGATGTAGAATTACCCGGACCGTAATTTGCGTTCTGTCCAACGAAATTCCATACACTACCAGTGAGTTCTTTGCTGTTTACCGTTACGTCATGTTTGTGTGATGGCATTTCTTCAATTGTAAGTGTGTGTTTTTTTTCGCCACCTGTCATTCCTGTTTCCGTTAAATCATCGTCAGCTGGATCATAACCTATCAATGTTCTACCAGTTGCAAATTCTTCCCATGTGCCACCAATTATGGCATTCGGATTTGCACCGTTTGCTGAAATGTAAACACTACCTATCGGATATACTTTGTTAAGTGTCAGTCCACCAGAGCTATGATCATCAACGTATGCTTTCATTTTCGCCCATAACATCTCTGTGCTCTTCCTTCCGAGCCATTTTAATTTCATGATCTCACCACCTATACGCAAATCTCATCAATATCTGCCTGTGTAAGCTCTTCCATCGTAACGATACCGCCTAAGTTGTCCCACTTGCCGTCAGAAGTCCACACTACGTTCGTTCCTGCAGGTCCGAAAGCGCTGTCCGCCTCAATAGACCAAACATCTCCGCTCTGTTGATCGGATGTAGGGAGTTTGGACGCATCTGCTACGGAGCCTTTCGGTCTGTAAACTCCGGTGATATCTGACTTCTTGGCGTACATATTTGACATTTCTGTTGCTGACGGCAGCGTACTTAGCTTACTATACATCATTCTCGGCATTAGCCCGTCTTGGTTATCTGTGGCTCTTTCTAGTGTAATGCTTCCGCTTGACTTATCTCCTACTTTTAAATTAAGAACGCTTCCAACTTCATCTGAATCATAAAACATGTTCCCGCCTAACATTGCCCATGTTCCTCCGCTTGTCAGGACACTCGCATCATTATAATTTCCAGGCGCAGGGACAAGTCCCTCTTTACCCTTATGTGTACCAGTTGCACCTTCAAATACATCGTATGTAGTATCATTATCTGCACCCCATGCTGCTGTTCCGTCCTCAGACCTTCTGAGAATCTGTCCAGGTGAACCACCGGAAGGAATATGCTTATTGCCAGATGTAGTCGGATGCACATACTTATTTGCGCCTTCTTCTACACCGTCCAGTTTTTTCTTGTCAGCCGCTGACATCAGACCATGATTTTCCTGAGTCGCATCGCTGTACGTCGTATTGTTATCCGGCGGCACTGCCCATGTACCATCCTGCCGCAAGTATTTTGTCGTTGTCGTTTCGTCCGGTAATTTCGGTGCAAGACCACTGGCCGACTTGCTTACTACTCCGTAAGTCGTATCCTGCGTGGTCTGCGTTGATGTCGAGCCATCTCCTTTTGTGATGGTCATCGTTCTCCCCGATACCTCAACATCTGTCACGGATTTATTGAACAGCTCTGCCTTAATCTTATTCCAAAGCATTTTGGCACTTTCTTTTCCAAGTCCTTTAAATTTCATGTGTGATACCTCCTAAACACATATTTCATCGATATCCTCTTTTGTTAATTCTTGGATATCAACGCTCTCTTTCCTGTCAGAGTTAAAGCCAAACATTAAGCTTGATGACAATGTTGGCCTCGTTGCTCCGAGCGTGATTTTTGAATTAGTCGGATTTTCTAAATCTAACACTATCTTACTAATCGGGTAGTACGTGTTTACATCCCCAATCGTGCTACTTACTCCGTGAATGTCAGAAGTGAGTGGCACTAAATCACCCAAGCGGAACGCTTGAATGTCTGCATCTAACAGGCTGAGGTCTACAGCCGTCAGTTCAATGCTTACCGTCGGCTTCACTCGCTTAGCAAGATACTTCTTTGCCTCTACCAGTAAATCGTCTGGATTGTTGATATCGGAAAAATCTACTTTTTCCACAATCCAACCGTATTCCTTGATAGCTTCACTATCCCGAACATAGATGCTTCCATCATGCCCAGTAGCATTTGCTACCGTGATATTGTTCGCACCCATCGGGATGATTGCCGTTCTGACGTCCTCTGTCTTGACGGATTTTTGAATATCCAACAGATTCTCACCCAGCCGGATGGCTTGATTATTCACTCGCCCGTATCTCTTGACATAATCAAGGTAGTTGATGCCTCGGTCATGCCTGATGCGCAGATACCCATCATATTTCTGCAGGAAATTCGTATCGATACTGTTCCACGTACTTTCAAAGTTTGTAGTCAGCATTTTAACCGGCTCTTCGTCTACGTCAATGATTCCACACGTAAACCGCTTTTCCGCACCGACTTGAATATTATGCATTTCGACCATCTTAGCCAGTATCTTCCTGTTCGTGTCAGCCTCGCCATTCTCAGCACTCTGTGAGCCATACGTATGCTTTTCCTGCACCGTATCTAACAGATACGCAAGTTCACCCTCACAAGTGACCTGCCCAGTAAGCTGAAAATCCTGTTCGTCTGTGGTCGGTCTGCCGATATACAGCACTTCGTCATCCTGCTCTACCGTAATGATGCTCGACAGCCTTTTGATGCCGTTGGCGTGTGGATGCGTTGGCAGAATCTCAAACGAAAACGAGCCTGTCTTATTCAGCTCAAGTGTGAGCTTCAGGCTTCGCAACGTATAACTAGGGTCTCTGATGTCATGCAAGACTTTCCCGTCGCAATATACTCTGTACATCTATAAGCTTCCTCCTCTGTAGTCAATCGTCACTATGCCATTCCCTCTGAGCTTCAAAATATTGTCGCCCTCGGTCGTCCAAATATCAAACACCTTGCTCTTACCTGTCGAAAGACTGTAAGTCTTGCCAAGATACTCGACCTCTGTCGGTTCGGAGCAAATAAACGTCGGAATAACTCGCTTCCTTCTGCCGATGATGTTCAGCTCATACTCGCCATTGACCTTGATGTCTTTGTATTCCCTAACGATGCCAGTCTCGAAGCTGAAACTATCCCAAAGCCAATCTTCTGCCCCGGAGTGAAGTTCCATCTTGTACGGGTCAACATCGCCTGAAAGTGTGATCACACTTAATTCCCTGTCGGTTTTTTCAGTATCAAGCTTGAGCCTGCCGATGTAGTAGTAGTCTGGATCCGTATCAAGGATAATCTTGAGCCTCTTGCCTACAAGATAGTTGGCAATCTCCGACGTAAGGCTCGCCCATTCAAAGAAATCCCTGTCCGGAGCTTCAAACTCCAGGGACAAGGATCTGTTTTTGTATTTTACATCACCGGCGCAGATCGCATCTGTCAGATCAAGAGAGCCGTCTGCTCCGGGAATCTCCTGTTCATATGTCTTTGCTTCCGGGAAACCAAGGTTGATCGACGTCCAGCCAAGGTTCCAATCTTTCAACGTGTGCTTATCTCCAATCTGCGCACCTAACACTTTCCCCATCTTACACACCGCCTCTCATTTTTCTCGCTGCAGCCTCGCCAAGCAGTAAATCCATAAAAGGAAATGTCTCTTTCGCAACTTCTCTTCCGTTCATCGGAATGGATATCGTAATATTTTTCGGAAAATTATTTGCCGGAGTTTGCTGGCTCTGTGCGATTTGCTGCTGTACTACCGGCTGCATCCGTGCCGTGATTTGCTGCACCTGCCTGTCAACCGCAGACTGCAGTCTGGCTGTAATGTCCGGTACATTTAATTTTGCATTGGCAAACCGCTGCGCCATCGTACCTGACAGGCTGTCCATCTGCCGGTATAGAGATTTTGCTTTCTTCTCATGTCCAACTTCCAGACCTTCAATATCGCGGACTCCGATCTTGCTGAACTCTCTGGATGGGCTGTGAATACCGAGCGATTTTTTTGCCGTCTTGATCATGCTGTAGCACAGCTTTTTCATAGCCTTTTCCGCCGATCTGGTTTCGGATGTAATACCCGCAGATAATCCTTTGGCAATATTCTTGCCGACATTGTTCATCTGCTTTTCAAAATCCTTGGTTGCTGCTTTGATCTTCGTGGTATATTCCGTCTGGATTTTCTCCAGATCATCCGCAAAGAATGACTTGGAAAAGATTTCGGACATGGACTGCTGTTTCTTCCAGTTCTTCACGTATGCGCCCTGCTGTTCTTTCGTCATACCACGGAACCAGTCCATGTAAGCAGTCGCTTCGTCCACATTCATTCCCAGAATACGCTCCATCATGGAATCCGGAATATTATTCTCCAGTGCTTTCAGATCAGCCTGATATCTTTCGATATCCGCAATATTCTGTGCAAGGTCGTACACATTTCCGTAAGACTGCTGCTTATCCGTAAGACTATCACGCAGGCTGATGATCTCATCGTATTTCTTCTGGTAGGTCTCCGACAGCTCCTGTAGCTTCTTCTGCGCAATATCTGTAAGCCGGTTCGACTCTTTCTCGAAAGCACTGTTAAATGCATTCGCAACCTTTTCGCCGGCTTTGGAAAGTTTATTCTCTTCCTTAGTGTGCGCTTTCTTCATAGCAGCTAACTGCTTCTTGAGTCTCTTTTTCGTACCCTTATTCTTTGTCTTATCAATCTTCTTCTGGAGTGCTTCTTCCTTCTTATCATTCGCCGACTGTACTGCATTTACCTGCGCATCAATCGCAGACTGTACTTTGTCGGATGCACGAGTCTTTGCTGTGCTGAGTGAATCAGACAGATTCGACATCAGATTAGAACCGACCTCGGAATATTTACCGCTCTTCGCCATTGCCTCTGCCGTCTTGAGTGTTTCTTTCATGGCGGTCTGCATCTCGCCAATCAGCTCTATTTTAGCTGTCTTTACTCCGGAAGCGACGCCCCTCGGAATGTTCTTTCCAACTGCATCACGGAACTTCTTGGATGGAGAACAAATATCCAACTCTTTCTGTGAAGCTGTAAGGCATGCTGCAGACATTCGTCTCGACGCATCCGTCGCTGATTTAGTATTCTTGTCAATCCCGACAGCGATACCTGCAGGAAGCCAATGGCCAACCTCGTCAGCAAATACCTTTGACGGACTGCCGATATCCGCTTCGTCTTTTGCTGCATCCTTTCCTTTTTTAACCGCTCTTCTTGCCGCCTCGCTGACTACTGAAGAATTAGAGATGATTCCGGATGCGATTCCGGACGCAATATTTGTACCGACGGGACGAAAAGATGAACTTGCCGAACCTTTTGCAGAAGATGCTGCCTCTTTCACTACCTTAGTCGAAGCACTTTTGACCTTTCCGCTCTTACTCTGAATGGACTTCGCCATTTCGTTGCCGCTCTTGCTTCCGCTCTTTTTCCCACCATTTCCAGCTTCTTTTTCGAGCATTGCGTTCATCTGCTTGATTGCCTGCGCTGGCTTCATTTTTCCGGAATTAACTGCCTTCACAATCGCCTGCACAGACTTATTCCCGGCTTTCCCGGACTTATTCACAAGCTCGTCAAACTTGATAAGAGCGTTCATCTGCTTAACGGCAGCAGATGGCTTTGTTTTTCCAGAAGCAATACCTCTCTGCAAGCTCTGTGGAATCTTTACGCCGGATTTAAAAGATTTATTCGACAGGTCATTGAACTTCACAAGCGCTTTCATCTGCGCCACGCTCTTCGGCAGTGCATACTTGCCTGCCTGAATTCCTTGGCTGACTGCCGCCGGAACTTTCACACCCTGCGACTTTGCTTCCTGCATCAGACCGTCCAGCTTGATCAGGCTCTTCAACTCATCGCCGGATGCCGGATTTGTGTACGCGCCTTCCTTGATTCCGGCTTTTACGCTTTCTGGAACATCCTTCGCTTTAATCTTCGCTTCTGCACAGATCTTGTCGATGTTCTGCAGGAATGTAGCGTAGTTCGTTTCGCTGACCTGCTTCTGACCGAGTAGGTCAAATTCCTGTCCGAGCTCGCTTAAGCTCTGCTTGTACTTCCTTACATTCTCATCTGCAGCCGTGAACGCCTGGCTTGCTTTATTCTGTTCGGAAAGCGCTTTAAGAAGATCTGTATTCTGCCCAGTGGTCGGGTCGATCTTCCCGTGCTTCTCCGCATCGGCTACCAGCTTGTCAGCTTCTGAAAGCCTTTTCTTGGCTTCCGCCCTCTCATCCGTGGCTTTTGCCAACTTGCTCTCTGTCTGCACCTGCTCTTTGGCCACGTCAGCCATCTGCGCCCCGTATGCCTTTGCAAGTGCGAGTTGCTTCTGCGCTTCGATATTTTTCTCAATGGCAGCGGTTGATTTATTCAGCTTATCCTTTTCCTGATCATACTTAAGATTGAGATCTGGGTAGATCTCATTTAGCTGTTGGACAATGGTCTTGATCTGTGCTTTCTGTCCTGCACTTTTCTTTTCAACTGCCATCAATGCACGAAGCTTGGAAGCTAAGCCGTCAGCCTGCGCCCCCTGCCAGTTCGCATCTTGAATATCTTCCGCCCTCTGCTTTTTGCTATCCTGCAACGACTTCGTGTATTCTTTTCTTGCTTTGGTGGATGCTTTTATCTTCTCCACCATAGCATCTTCTTTTTTGCTTGCGTTGACGGTTAGGATGGAATGTGCAAGCATTGCGCCACCTAAAGCAGTAACTCCAAGCACGGCAAGCCCTACCGGTCCACCAAGCGCCGCGCATACCGTATTAAATGCACCAGTGGCAGCAGTTGCAAGCGATACCTTGCCGGTAAATATTCCAACCACGGTCTGTAAACCTGTCAGCCCGCCCTGCGATGCAACTAATGTGATCACATTTGCTTTTTCCATAGCTGTCAATGTCTTGTAAGCCCCGGATAATGCCTGCACCGCAACCGTAGCCTGTTGATATGCTTTATACCCACCGACTGCCGCGGCTAATCCAGCAGCCAACGGGATGGCTTTATCTAAGTTGTCAGCTAAGATTTTCACTCCGCCGCCTGCAACCTTGGCTGTTGCTCCAAGTACTTTCAGACCGGCACCACCTACAGTCTTTGCCACATTCCCAAGTGCCTTGACTGTCTCGACCGTGCTCGGGTCTACCAAGTCCTTAATCTTATTCTTTTTTACGACCGACGCAAGCCCTCGGACCTGTGTCGCTCCTGCCATGACCACCTTAGTCAGTGGCTTCTTAATATGGCTGTACAGCTCAATGCCTACAGCTTCTGCAGCTGAACCAAGCTCATACAATGCTCCTTGCAAGTTCTGATTCATCGTATCAGCCTGCTTCTTTGCGGCACCTGTGGAATTGTCGATTGCCTTCGTCAGCTTGTTAAAGTCCTCATCTGATGCGTTGACGATAGCAAGCAAGCCCGACATAGCTTCCTGTCCTGCGATCGATGCAGCCTTTGAGGACTTCTGACTTTCTGATAGACCGCTGAATTTTTGTCGGAGCTCTGTCATAGTCTGACGGAGTGGCTTCATGGATCCATCTGAATTGACTACTTCCAAGCCTAACTCTTTCATGGCTTTTGCTGTCTCTTTGGACGGCTTAACCATTCTTGTCATCATGGAACGAAGTGACGTACCCGCCTGGCTTCCCTTAATTCCGGCATTGGCAAGTAATCCGATTGCTGTGGCTGTATCTTCCACTCTGTACTTCATGGCTCCGGCAAGTGGAGCCACGTACTTGAACGTCTCGCCCATCATAGAGACGTTCGTATTGGAGTTAGACGATGCTTTTGCCAGTACGTCCGCAAAATGCCCGGAATCCTGTGCCTTTAGACCGAAAGCTGTCAATGCATCCGTCACAATGTCGGACACTGTACCGAGATTCTCCCCTGATGCAGCTGCTAAGTTCATCACTCCGCCAAGACCGCTTACCATGTCCTTCGTCTTCCATCCTGCCATAGCCATATACTTCATAGCCTCAGCTGACTGCGTAGCGCTAAACTTCGTTGTTGCGCCCATCTCTTTGGCTTTGTCACTCAGTGCTTTCAAATCCTTGCCGGATGCCCCGGAGATAGCCTGCACCTCGCTCATTCCTGCCTCGAATGACTTGCCGACTCCTACTACATCCTTAGCCATCTTTGCGATGCCGAGAGTTGCCGCCCCTTTTGTGACGATACCCTTTAGCTTGCCAAGACCTGACTCCAACCCCGAGCTGTCTATATCGGTATCGATTACGATTCTTCCATCGCTCATTCTTTTCACCTCACGTCAAAATAGTAGTTAATCTTTTCAGCTAGCTATCTTGACGCATTCAGTGCCTCGCCGACCCTCTGAATCCAACGCCTCGTCGCTCTTACGCTCTTACCCTTATACTAAACCGCTTATATCACCATCGCCCATTAAAGCGGCGATAAGCGCTTCTCGTTTCTTCTCTTCTTCTGCCGCTCTTTCGTTTGGTAGAGCGTATACTTTTTGCATCTCTCGGATGCGTTTCTTTTGTTCTTTATCCTTGTAATCTTTCGGCTCTGCCGCTCGCCATCCGATGATCTCACATATTTTACAATCATCGTGGAGCGCAGAAAAAAGGGACATAAATTTCCACCAATGCAGTTGATCAACCTCGAACAAATCTATCTTGTAATCTTGTAAGAATCCTGCGTTGATGTAATCAAAGTCATACTTAAATGATAATACGGGCTTTTTTGGAGCTTTGCCTTTTTCTTCTTTCCCACAGGAATAGAACCAAAGCATCTGTTCCATTGCCTCCGTCAGATCTTCCGGTATGTTGCCTTTGTAGAACATTTCCATAGCATCGTAATACCTTGCGTTCTGGCAGGCATCCTCATGGCTGACATCACTATATTGTTCCATCTCTTCTGCGAAAGCCCGTTGCTTTTCTGTCAGATCAGGAGAAAAAAGAACCTCTTCAATGTCCATGATCGTTCGAAAGTCCGTATTTATCATGTAGGTTTCACCGCCGATATCGACCGACACCGGCAGCTGCCTCCTACTCATTCAGTTCGCCGACTCCCATCACAAGAGCGTTCAGTTCGCCGACTCTTCTCTCGTGTGCCTCAAACTGGCCACGCTGTACTGTATAAAGCTTTTTCAATGCCTTCGTTCTTTCAGCAAGATCATACTTTGATTCGAACATCTTGTTCGGTGCTTCTTTCCCAAACAATGCAGCAAAAAAGCTGTCTATGATGCCGCACTCTGCTTTGATTCCATCAGCGTCAAGCTTGCCCTCTGCATTGCCTGCCTTTTCCTCGAAGTCTGAAATATCATTCCACAGCTTTTTTTCTTCTTTCAATACCTTCTCGTTCATCTCTGCATCTAATACATTAAATGCGAATTTTTCCTTATTCCACTCAAACATCTGCTTCTACTCCTTCTCGCTCTTTATCAGCGTATTTAATACGGTTTACGCTGATACTGTTTTTTCCGTGAATTTCTTTGTAGCCGTGTCGAAGGTTCCGATCACTGGGTCGCCCTTATCGTGGAAGGATCCCTCAACCTGCCATTCTCCATCGTTGTCAGAGAATGAAGAAACTTCAACAGCAACTCTGAATTTACGTGCTACGAATGATGTGCCAGTATCTCCGACTTTCTCATCAAGGTCAACACGTACAAGGTTACGCTCTGCATCCACACCGGTTTTTCTCTCTTTTCCAATGCTGATGATGTCCTTGATCGCTACCTCGGAAGCAATCTGGTCAGCTGTAAAGCCGTGCTCGCCCTCGTAGCTTGTGATAGACGAAGTGCTTGACTTGTCATTAATATACTTCTTGCTTTTGGTCTGTGCTCCCGGGTCCTCATTCAGTTCCGTAAAGCCTGCTCCCATTAATTCGTACGCATCTCCAACCTCAAGATAAGAAGCCTCCTGGTATCTCTGCTTAACTGCATTTGTTTCTGCCATTAGTTACTACCTCCTGCTTTTTGATAATAAGTTAACCGGCACTGTATCTGGTACTGTGCCTTTGTTTCTGTCTGATCAAACACATAGCCATTTGTTAGTGCTTCTATGTGTCTTGCTTCCTTTCCTTCCAGAAGATCCGGTAAAAGTCCTTTTCTGTCACATTCTTCCAGCCATTCCGAAAAATGTTCGTAGAACTCTGCGACATCCATATTTTCTACATTGTCTGCTCCAAAATACTCTCTGGAAACAAATGTAAAATTGAACCGCTTCACCGCACTTCCGTCCAGATATCTCTTAACTACCGGTTTATCTGTGATCGATGCCTCGACTGCATAAGTCTTGGTGTCTTCCGGCAGATACGTTACTCCTACGAGCGCATCCCACTCGTCCAGATACGGACAGGTGTTGATAAACGCTCTTACACTTTCTATCACACTGCTCATTACTTCACTTCTCCTCCTGCGAACTTCGCTACAGATTCCACGATCTGATCTCCATTCTCAGCCCAGCACCGTTTATCCCACTGTTTGCCACGCATGCCTGTGCCCTTATTCTCGTAATACTGGCGTCTGGCATATGGCGTGACATATTCCACACTGCTATCATGCACTACTGCTGTATTCTTCAATACACCACTTCGCATCGGCACATACGGGTCCATCTTTCTCCGCAGCTCATTCGAGAAGAATCTCTGCGCTGCTCCGTTCTTATTCAGTCCTCTTTTCAGAAGAATCTTCTGTGTCGGATCTAATTTCAGTCTGACTTTATTTCCCATCTATCTATGCGCCTCCGATTCTCCAATGTGGCGTGCAGCCTCTCCGATTATCAGAAAAAGACATCACCTTGCCGGTGTACTGCTGTTTCAAAAAGCTCGCTTCCTTGTCAAATTCTTCCATAATTCCACGCCCGAACAGATCTCCGTTATCGACAGTCCAGTAATTCTTAGCTTCTTCATCAGATAGCTTCTTATACGTGACTGCATCGATATACTGCTTTCCTTCCGTGTCTGCATCTTCCGGGATCCGGACTTTATACATATCAGCACTTACCAGACCTCCAGAGTCCGTTACTCTGGTCTTCTGGTCGGTATAAAAATTAACGCCGCGGATTACCGTCCGGAAATAAGTCGGGCGTGCTGTAGCCTTGCTCACACCGCGGAAGTTAAAGATGGTCAGATTGGCATTTACATTCATGTGCACACCTCACTCCCCTGGACAGCCATCCAGTCGGAAGTAAATAATTGTACACTGCGCGATAAACTTTCTTCCGCAGCAACTCCTCATCGGTCTGGCCGTCTGTCTGCTCAACCACATAAGATACAATGTAACCATCGTTGTTCTCTGATCGTATCTTTCCGGAGCCGTTTTCCTGTGATTTATGAAATGCTGCATATACGTCCACTGCCGCACATACAGCATCTTTAACCATATTATTCTCCACAGAAAAGATATCTCCGCGCACATAAGTAAGAGAGCGGATGCAGGCTTCTGACCACCTCTCCGCTCTTGGGAATTTCTTTGCTTCCAGACTGCCTCCATACTCTTCCGAGTAATAAGAATAGTCCACATACATCTGCTGTCCCTCCTCTTACTGCTGTGGCACCTGCGTATCTTCTGGCCACTTATCAGCAATTGCCTGGATCAGCTCCGCAATCTGATCTGTGTCTGGTGCACTGTCTTCCTTCGTGATCTTCTTATACAGATTTTTTAACGCTTCTGCTGTCTGCATAATAACACCTCCTACTCGCCAGCTTTAAGTACTGCGAATGGGCATCTCTTTGCTTTGTCAGATTTAAGAGCGTTGATCGGGTTCGGGATCTCCCAGCCAAGTCTCATCACTGCACGAAGAGCCACCATATCGTTCTGCATCAGGTTATATGCAATTGTTCCGTCCGTATTCTGTACCACGCCCTCTGTAAAGAGCTTAAATGTAATGTCCTGACGGATTGCATAAGCTAACTGGCTGAAATCTCCGGAAATCATCAATGCTTTTGACTTATCGAATGCTCCATTGTTTGGGAAGGTCATTGGCGATCCATCTAATGCATACTGCGTTGTTCCCTGCAGATCACTTTTGAAGATCGGATTGCCATTAGAGTCTTTTAAACCTCTAAGCTTTGCACGCATGGAGATATCTGCCATATGTCCATTCACAAAATATCCACAATCCTCAACTTTGGCAATCACACCATCCTCTGTCATAATCTTGTCATACAGATTATCATTTGCCCCGAGTGTTACTACAGATCCTGCTGTTGTTGCAGTTTTTACAATTCCTTCTCTCCAGCTCGATGGCTTCTGCTCTCCAAACAGAATCGCTGCATCGATAACTTTGCCAAATGCTTCTACAATTCTCGGTTTTACCTCTGCCCAGATGTCATATTCAGAATCATCCAGTACCGCTTCTGGGATCGGAACGATAACCGCAATTTCTTCTGCTGTAATAAATTTCTTATCCCATGCCTGCTTTGTTGTCTTTTTCTGGCCGGCATCACCATTGACAAAATAAGCAAGTGGCAACATATCTAGAACTGGCATCTTATACTGTCTGCTTGTCATGTTTGCAAGCCTGCGTCCTCTGGAGAGAACCGCAGACTGCGTTACTGTTCCCTGAATAATCTCATTTGCTTCCTGTGTCGGAATTAAAGACTCTGCACCGGTACGATCGATGATGTTCGCATCCGTATCGAAAAGCCTTAAATTCATTTTCTTTCTTTTCATGTTATACCTCCGTTATCTTCTCATAGCAGCACGAATTGCATCGTTAATGGAAGCATTGGCGCTTCCACCAGAGCCTTCGTTTTTATTTCCGGCCGATGTCGAAATCCGATAATTTGATCCGTTCACAAATCTCGGATTTTCTTTCAAATACTTCTCTGCTGCTTTTTCGAATGTTGTTTTATCGTCTACCATTTTGGAAATCTTAAAGGACACATAATCGAGATCCTCTGCTTTTACACCTTTGCCAGATAAAAATTTCTCATTTTTCATCTGTCGTACTTCATTCTGTGCATTGGTAAGATCCTGCTGCAACTGTGTGACATTTGGCTGATTCTTTTTCTGCTGTTCTTTGTAAGCAGCGATTGCCTGTGTCACCTGCTCTTCTGACATGCCCTGCTGCTGAAAATACGATTTCAGTGGCGCACGCTCTGCACGTTCTACCCTTGCATTCGCAATCTCTTCTGCCTGCGCATAGCTGAATGTTCCCTGACTTCCTGTTCCACCGGCATTATTCTGGCCGCCGTTACTATCTCCGGCATTTCCACCCTGTCCACCAGAGCCAGCTCCGCCGCCGTCCTCAAAGAGCTGTAAATACATTCTTTTTTTCATGTTCTACCTCCATATATGAGTGTTTTTCCAGAGCTTTTCCTGTCTTCATGTTTTGGACACAATAAAAACACCTTTGCAGGTGTCTGTTTACTGAAACTGTATGCAATTGTATTCCCGGTTAATTTCTGTCATTCCAAGATACCAGGAATCCACCAGAAGTTTTCCTTTGCATGAAAGTTCCTCCCATTCGATCACTGCCATTCCGCACTCCAGATCGGCACTTATCTTCTCTCCGGCAAGATCTTCGAGAGAATTCGCCAAATTACAGGTCAGCGCTGATACTGCAGCGCAGGCTCTGTCGATACCATCCGGACCTTTTCTTCCGGCATGACCGTTCATGTGTATGCTTTGGTCAGTTATTTTGATTTCTATCATGTTATCACTTCCATTTTTTGTACAAAAATACCACCGGCCTCTCGGCTGGTGGCAACTTTATTTCGTAAGCACTTTTTCAATGTCTTCAATTGTCACGCTGATTGTTTCCCAATCTTCTGGAGAACTTCCAACATCCACAATAAAGGCTTTGTTTTCAAAAGCTTCCATAACATCTGCTTCTCTTCCATCTTTCAGTAATACCCTGTCAAATTCTTTTATTTTTCTCACTTTTTGATCTCCTTTATGTATGTACTGCTCATGGATGTTGTATTATCCTGCCGAACCATCCAGCCAACAATAACGTTTGCAGGTGTCCCTTTCTTTCCGTATATGATAATTTTCTGTTCATAACGATTGCCGTATCCATTGTTGTCCCGATAATATGCCGGATATTTTCCCGCCCGTTCAGATATCTCTTTCTGCAATTCTTTCCAGTTGCCAAGATCATATCCCAGTCTATCCGAAAAGGCTTTCCCCTTGGCAAGTCCTTTCTCGTTTTCGCCACCAAAAAGATATTTTGTAAACTTCGCGTCTGAAATAACGATATTTTCGATATTTGGCAGTTTTAGTTCTGGATGATCCTTTAAATCTTTCTGGCGCTCATAGTCCAGTTGAAAGAATTTCCACTTCTCATTATCATTGTATTTCATCCGCCCAAATTTTGCAAGCGAACCAATGGAATCCCCTAAAACTTCTTTATACTGTTTATACTGCGCGATATCTTTCGAAACGTTCTGAATCATCTGTGGCGGAAACATGGAATTCTGACGCTTGTTATTTGTTGCAATCCAACCACGCCCGTCGATATAAATTCTTTCTCTTTCTTCATTTAGTCCCATTTTTCGGCTGAATCTTGCATACTCGTTGAGCTGTCCCTGATATTTAGCTTTCATCAGCATAACTTCGTCTGGATCAGCGCCACCTTTTTCTAATAACTGCACTTTCTCGCGCTGTGCCCTCATAGCGACTTCCATCTGACGCTGTCTCTGCTTTGCTTCGTACAGCGTGTACTCTTTTCCGTCAAACTCTTTCGGGATGCTCTCCTTCCGGTTCTGCTCATCCAACCACTCATCTGTATGATTTCTGGTTGAAATTCCCGGAAAGTACGGGAAATACATATGATAGCAATTCACACCAAGAAGTCCAGTCACTGTGCCGAGTCCACAAACGCTATATAACTGTTCCCTGCTGTAAACTCTTCCCTGCCACACTGCATGTGTTGGTCTTGCTCCGGAATGCCAGTCTACCTCGAAGAACTCTGCACCAAGCTTTTCGGCATTGTAGTTGCTCATCTTTCCGCAAATCTGTGCAACACCTGTTAGAACTGCTCTTCTTGCTGCAACATCTACCCGGTCAGCTCTTCCGGAAGCATAATCGATCTTCCGAAGTCCACTGTTTGTAAGCTGTGTTACAGTCCGGCGTAATACACTTCCGTAGTCGAAAGCTCCGGATACGATTTCATAACAGGCCGTATCCAGATATCTTGTATAAACTTCCGCTAAAGGTGTCAGCACTTTCCTACCATTGTAGTCTAGGTAAAAACCAAGCGAGCCAGTTATATTTTCCAGCTCGCCTTTACTCTGTCTTATAATCGCTTCTACATTTTGCTGCATCTGCTCATTTTCTTCGTATGGTATGTACTGTGCGTTTACCTGCTCATACACATCCTTATCTCGGACGTATTCCAGCTCGACGATCTTATCATACAGCTCAAACATTTCCGGATAGGATGCATTCAGCGTGTCCTTGATTGCATTTTCGATATCTTCGGAAGAATAGCCAAGGATCTTAAGGCGGTTGATCTGCCAGTCTGCTGTACTGGTGATTTCACCTGTTTTCTTGATTCTCCGAACAATATCTTCCATAATGCGAAGTTCCAGATTTCTGTATCTGGCTGCTATCTTATCTGCTATCTTCTTCTGGTAATCGTCCCGCATATTATTCCATCACCTGATTCTGCTCAGGAAGGTTCTCTCTCGCCTGCTCCACGGTCTCACCGTACCATTTCGCACGGTATTCTTCCAGTGACATTACTCCGATTGATACATCCTGCAGATCCTGTTTGCGCTCAGTCTCCTTGTCTTCGATGATAGAATCATCAAAATCAATCGTGATATCCGCATCTGGATTGAGCGCCTGTCCAAGAACAATTCCCATACGGATAATAATCCGGATCAAACGATTCAGCACATCTTCCAGGATAATCTCATGCTTCTTAATCATCCGGTACATATCCGAGTTTTCGGAAATAATCTCTGTGGCAGTCTTTACTCCTGCCGCTTCAAACTGATATCTTCTGGTTCCGAATCCGCATTTCAACGACAGATAGTTCAGATCATCGTTAATCGCCTTGCTATGCGCTTCTGCTCGCAGTTGCATGTCAACTTCCTTGATCAAACCTTCTTTACTCTTGTCGTAATCTTCCGGAAGACTGTAGAATATAGCTTCTTCCGGATCAAAGACCATGTGCCCCTCATCATCTGTCAACATTTCCGGCGCAACAAAAATACGCTTCCTGCCAAGAAGGAACTCATTGCAGTAGGAATCAAACTCAATGTCCAGTTTTTTAAGAACATCCAGTGCATTCGCAAAAATCGCAACGCCCATCGGATTATCTGCATCCGCATTGTTCGTGATGTTCAGCCTGTCAATAACAAACTGCGGTTCCAGGCTGTCTGTATGGATTTCCTTTGCCATATTCTGAAAAGGTTTCAATACCCGCCACTCTTCCTCTCGCAGCTCTTTCCCTTCCTGGCTTCCACTCATGCTCTCCAGCACTGTGTTCTCAATCACATACTCACCATTGCCGATCAGGTGTGACTGCACCTGCACATATTTCTTTCGGTTTACCGTATGCGGAAATAAGAAAATGCACTCTCGCACATCTCCATTATTCCAACTGACTGGATAGATGTTAGGAGCATCCACATAGTTAATCCCAATCTTTCCGGATACTACCTCGCCCTCTTCATTTACTACGGTATCGTACATATATGGCACATAAGCTACGGTCCCAGTATAGGCTTTTCGTTCCTGATAATCATTTCCGAGCACCAGAAAATGATTGTGTTTCAGAACATCCTGCACATACTCATTGGTTGCTTCGTCATCCAGAGTGATTTGCACACGCTCGTTCAGGAGAAGGTCTGCGATGTCCTCCGAAAGCTTCTTTGCCATTCCCATGCTTTTGCGTTCGCATTTCTGGGATGTTCCGCGTCCCGTATATACTTTGTATGTTGAAAAATTGCGGACATTTGCATTGTACCAACTGATCCATTTGCGAATCTGTGTATAAAAAGATGCGTCTACCGTATCAATCCCTTTTCGTTTGAAATAGCTAAATATATTCAACTTTTCGTCACCTCCTGTTCTTCTATCGGGAGCCAGTGCTTGATCCTGTCCCATGCCCCCATTACTGCGTAGCGGATGGCGTCACAGCAGTGATCGTCTATCTTCACTGGCACTTCCTTGCCTCTTTCTATTGATTTCTTGTCGTATTCATATGTTCCAAATTCTCCGTCTGCATTCTCCTGTTTGGGAGAAATGCTCAGGATATCAAATGTCATTGTTTTCTGTACACGGCTGATTCCAAGCGCTACATCATTTTCCGCATCTCGCATAAAGACTGAATACTCCAGCGACCGGGTAGCTCTCTTAATCTCTTCGGCAAGTCCTTTTGCTGATGGATCCAGAAAAATATAAAAGGCTCTGTTATCGTACTGCTCATGCAAATTCTCCAGAAATTCTACCAGATCGTTGGCATATTCTGACGGACTTTTCTGATATCCTGATTCTCTTCCGGAATGATAATACTCATCCAATCCCGGAAATTTCTTTCTGTACATATCCAGTCCAAATGCCTGAAACGTTGTCGCATTCTGCTGCCCATAGTCACCACCGATATAGATCCTGTCATACCGTCTGTCTGGATCTGGTTTCTGTCTGTGCCGGTTCCCATACATGTAATAGATAAGTTCATCCACTCCAACAGCTTCGCCGAGCCACACCCAACGGTACATCTTCGGATCTGCTTCTTTCATCGCTTCCGCCGATGCGATCAGATCTCTTCCGAGCCACTCCACAGGCACATCCCTGTAATCGGTGTGAATATGAATACAATCAGGTCGCTGCTCCATCTTCTTGCACCACTGGTTAATGGCTGCGTTCGGATTCTTCGGAGGATTGTACAGGTAAATCATCTGGAATCCGCTGCTGTTGCCTCGGACGAATGTGGCTTCAATATTGCTCAGCTCATCTTCTCCTTCTCCATCATCAAAGAACTCTGTCAGTTCATCCAGTACAACCAATTTAATCGGCTTATCCTCATCGATAATACCTTTTGTATCATCAATGCCATCTGATCCGGAAAAGTAAATTGTCGTTCCGTATTTCCTGTATGTAATCTCCATCGGTGATTTTGTGATCAGAAACCGATTCTTATGGATTTGCAAGCGGTTAATCCCGCGGAGCATTTCCTTGTACACGGTCTTCCGCAATTTATTGTGATGCTTCCGGAGAACTACCGCAGATCCATGTGCATCTGATACGATCTGGTAATCAGTTCGGATAGCTGCATAACTGGATTTCGTTCCGGCACGTCCAGATGTCAGAATGATATGTTTTATTTTCTTGTCGTTAAACACCGGAAGATACTTCGGTATCACGATATCCGATATCTTCACCTGCTGGCGCATCGTTGACAATTGTCACACCATCCTCTCCGTCATCGATATTATTTGTCTTCATGCGTTCCGTATTAGCTCTGATCTGCTCAATCCTTGCTCTCTGTTCTTCCTCATCCAGCTCTGTGATCTGCTTTTCATTCCATCCACGGAAATTATTCCGCAAACTAAATTGAGCGCCGTTCGAACCATCCCGGTCAAACAAACGCTCTTCTGCATATGCTTCTACTCTCGCTTTCGCGCGCGTAATCGTGTCCATAAATTCTTTCTTGCCCTGATAATTCAACAGCGACATCCTCGATGAAAACCCCAGCGCCAAAGCAAGTCCTGTCACTGTCGGAGGATGTTGATTGATAATTACCGGATTTCCATACTTGTTGAAAAAAGGCTCTCCGTTATCATATTTCAGCACTTCCCCTTCGCATTTCTTGAAATATGCTTCAATTTTCTCTTCGATTTCTTCTTTACTTTCATACTTTGGCGGTCTTCCGACTGCCTTTCTTGTAGCCATCTGACCACCTCCTAATTTACAAGTTTAGATACTTATATTTTTCATTTTTTGCGTATTTAATCGCTTCTTCCAATGTATTAAAACGCTGTCTGACATTCTCTTTTATTTTCCTTGGCTTTTCATGATAATTACCATTGTCATCCCAATTGCTCAATATGTTCCTCGTGCCTGTCATATAATACGAATATCCTTATTTATTCGGTTCCGGCTGTTTGCGTATTACAACTTCTCCTGCTGAACCGCCTCCACCGCTTCTGGCTCCACGTCCGCCCATTATTTTCCCCCTCCGTAATACCATGCATCAAAATTACTCATTCGGCGTTTTCTTGCTCTATCGTAAGTCGTTGTCGTGCGGCTTGTATCGTGAATATTTGTACTTCCCGATTCTGGCTTCTTTGAAAATTCATGCATTTTATTTCTCATTGCATCATTCATAGAATTTAGCCTTCGTCTTTCTTGTGCTACCTTCTGATTTTTATACACAGCTTCTTTGCTTCCGAGTTTTTTAATCTTATAATTGTTTTCGCTACTTCGCGCCGTTAAATATTCCGATACCCTTCGTGCATCTTTTTCTGTTTTAATCGAATTAATATAATCTGTATTTCCTGTGCTTATAGCTTTTTCTATGCTCGAATCTCTCGCACCTTCCCATGCATAGGCTGAACGATTTCCTTTAGTTGCAGCATTATAGTACACTTTTGACATAAGCGGGGAAACTGGAGATTCACTTTCTCGGGTTTCAACGCCTCCACTCCCTTTTCTACTGCTTCCGCCTCTTCCGCCCATTCTACCTTCCTTTCTGCATACAAAAAGAGACCCATTGCTGAGTCTCTTTTGAAAGCGGTCGGATTTGAACCGACACCCATGCTACCCCACAGAACTTTTATACAGTGGCATACAAGCACTTAAGCTAAAATATACATGTATATCCATCTTCAGCTCCTGGCTGATACTATAGGACATGTGTCCTCCCTCTTAGACGATTCACTTTCTCTTTCTATTATGCCATTCACTTAATACTTTTGCAATTATTTTATTTTCGCCGGTGTTAGGAGTTCTGGTTCCTAATTCATCATGAATATATCCTTGATGCGTATGTGGCTTTTCTTTGACGCCATTCACCTTATGATAATGGTCTAAATCAATCTGCTTATATCGCTTATTGTTTTTATCGTAAAATGATATATGCTTTACATTGCTTTTATAATCAATAGTTGCATATACTCTATTCTTTGTCATTGTTTCCATCGGAGCTGTTGCTGAGCCATCATTATACCTAACAAATTTAATATTTCCGGACTCATACAGTGTTGTATATTCTGTTCCATATGCTTTCCCTTTTACGCTCTTCCCGCTTGCCGATCCTCTACCACCCATCGCACTTCGCCTCACTGAATTTTTCCTGAAATGCTTTGACTCTGATAATGTTTCCTTTGCACTCTTCCGGTACGTTGCCGTAAAAGATAATGCTTTCCGGCTCTAACCGCCTGATCATCTCCTTGTATCCTTTCAGGAATAACTCTTTTGCAATTTTATCTTTCTGTGTTCCAACGCTGGATATCGCAACTGTCCCATGCGTCGGCTCTCCGTCAAAGCACCATTCATACGAATCCGGTGTACTCCATGCGATTGTCGGGATGACATTAATTCCATGCATCTGCATATATGCTCCAATCCAGTGTTTCCGATAATGGTTGTAAATCTGTAATGCCTTTGGAAAATCAGTGTAGACGCTGAAATCTGGCGTCAGTACATACTGATATTCTCTAAGCATAGGCATATACCTGTCTGGATCATTCCGCAATCTGGTAAATTGATAATCATCCACGAAGAAATGAATGCTTTTATCTTCTCTCTTCTTGCAGGAGGCAGCATAGTTAAATGGGATAAACTTTGTATTTCCAGAAAATTCAACCGGCTCGATTGTAGGTATGTCATATTCCCCCACGCCTAAAAAATCTGCTCTTTCAATGTTTTCCCATCGTTTTGCCATAACCTCACCTCCTGTTTTATTGCATTAGAAAAGCACCCCGAAGGGTGCTCTGGTACACTATATCTTCCCAACTATTGCATTTATTTCCTTAAATATTTCACGACTTATATCCATATCTATATCTAAATCTTCGTATTCATATGTAACTACTATTCTGTTTCCCATTCTACAGTAATCAATTTTTGTTCCAACTCGATGTGATATCTTCGAAATTGCTCTTTGTATCTGTTCGTTTGTTACGCCATTTCTGAGTTCTATCATTATCTTTCTGCTATTAGATACACCATTTTTTCTATCTGCATAATCTTTCTCCCATCTACTTTCTCCAAACGTTACATTATTTTTCCTAATCTGCATTTTTAAATCATTCACATCTTCTAACAATCCTGCTAGCATTACCTCAACTTTATCTTCTTTTGACATCGCATCTGAAGAAATTTTGGCACTCTGTGCATTTATGACCTTAATTATTGAATTTTGTTTTCCTTCTTTTGAAGATATTATTGCAGCAGTTATCCTTCTTCTCGCCTCTAAAACTTCTTCAAATAGTCTGCTACTACTATATGATATTGTGTTAATTCCAGACACATCAAATATTCTGTCAGTTTTATCATCTTGAACTAAGACTACTGGTTTATCGTAAGCTTGTCGTATTCCTAGCTCATATAAAACATTAGGATTCCTATTACTCAAATCGCATAATGCCATTGGACATTCTTGAATTGCTGTAAATATTTTTTCAACAATCGGTGTGCACATATTGTCTTCATCAACTCTAAACGCTTCATAACCAGCTTCTTCGATAGCCGGAGCCAAAATTTGTTCATATACTTTCTGAAAATGTCCTTTTGGATAATCGCCTTGATCGCTAATTGGCATAATGACAAAACATTTTTCTTTTTCATTATTTGTATTTTCTTCATTCATATATCTTTCCTCACAATCTAAAACCTACTCCCATAATATCCCATTTCTCGACATTACGCAACGAAAAAGACACCCGCGTTGCCAGGTGTCTTCTCTCGGTTTTATTAGGTTGTGGGAAACTAATCGAATGATTTAATATCTGTTCATCAATTCCAGTTTATACTCTATCACTTTTTAAGCGAACATTGCCGAACATTATTCTAATTTTTCTAAAAATCTATTATGCCGCATCCGGCAATTATCTTCCGTATACTTAACTTTTCTCTTTGGAAAATTCTGATTCATGCGTAATGCAACCTGATACCATGTCAGATCATCGATATAATACAACCGAAAGATAATCCGCAGCTCACTCTTTTCTATCGCCTCTATGTATTCGTCCACCTGTATCGTCAGCTCCAGGAGTTCCTCTTCCAGCTCCTCCAGTCTTCGGATCCGTTTATCCAGCAATGATTCTTTCCGGGAAATAGCCGTGACCGGTCTGCCGGCGATCTTAACCGTTCCCAGTGGTTTCTTTCCCTTCTTCCCGCATGATACCGAATCCATAACGATTTGTCCATTCAATCTGGATAATTCCTTTTTATTCTGCTCAATTCTTCGCCGCAGATCCTTTATCTCTTCTTTCACATCCGCATACTCAATCAGAATGTTCTTGTCCATCGGCATCTACTCCCTTCGTTACGTCTACTCCCATCTTCTTTAGATAATCATCCACCGTATAGTTCCGATAAGCTGGTGGTGTATGGAATCTCTCGCTTGCCTTTTTATCAATATCCGATTCCAGCTCATCATAATGTTGTTGACCTTCTAGTCTTTGTTTCTTTGTACTTCCTCTGTTCAATCATTTCTCAGCTCCTTCGTCGTTTTGTTTGTATGGTTCCGGCAATGGCATCCAGGCTTTCATATCCTTCCAATCATTTCCGCTTTCCAGATAATAGAACTCATCAATGCCATTAATGTCTGTCCATGTCCTTTTTCCATCTGTCACTATGATCTCTTCGCTATCTTCCGGCAATTTGCAATCAAGCATATATTCTACTGCATCTGTGTTGCGATACTGTTTCTTTTCCTCTTCTGTAAGTTCACGCCATTCTACCGGTATCCATTTGTTCCCGACATTTGTGTCGGAAACATCCTCACAGTCCTCATACATCCCTGAGTTATCTACCAGCTCGCCAAGTTCATGCCCTATCGGTTTCCATAAATGCAGACAATTTTTTGATAAATTCACATATTCTGATTTCTTCGGATGAATCTGATATACTTCCTCTTCATCTTCAAAGAAGATCTCTTTCAGTGTGCACATATCTTCCCATGATGGAATTCTGAATTTGTGTTTCGGTGACACACTTACATGCTCATAACCATTTTCATTCTCACACCACACGACAGAACACGTCCCGCAATCCGGAAGTTTGATTAAAGCACCATTTAACGGACCAATACTTTCAAAATCCCATATTCTACCGCTTTCTTTAATATCAAAGTTTGATCTCATTTTACTCATGCCCTTTCTTCATAAAAATGGGTAAAAAAATACCAACCACCAAATACCGATGGTTGGTAGATGAAATTTACTACACATATATTTCTACGTTGTATCTATGTTCGTTTTTTCCTATATATCCAAAACTTGCACATATTTTTTCTTCACAATTCTTTTTCGTCTTATCTTCCTTTACGATTTTTCTTGTATCCACAACATTCTCTCTTAATTCATCATTAATAGGAATATAACGATATAGTGCAATAAAAACTGCTCTATTATCCAATACAATTGTTCGTATATACTTATACTCATCGCTTATAGCAGCAGGATTAAAAGTTGCCCCTTTACAGAAAACAACTTCCACACACCAGTTTTTCTTTGGCGCTGGAATCCATGTTACATCTTGCTTTAATATCTCATCATCAAGACAAATTTCATCAAACAGGTATATATAACTCATAACTATTTCATATCTATCAGATAAAGGTAATAGTTCAAATTCCATTAAATGTCTGTCTCGATTTCTTTCTACAATTCTATTCTTCTTAACATATTCCGATGTAAAAGAGTATTGGCACTTTCCAGATTCATGAATTGATAATTTTGTTTGATTTTCATTTGATTTTGAAACAATATAAACATCATTCTTTTCTGGTATAATTGTCGTTAAACTTGAATGTTTATTCTTGTCTCCAATACAAAATCTGTACTTTTCCTTTTTGCTCATTGGCATTTCCTCCCGTACATTTGATACGGGAATTATACCATTCCAACCATCAATATTCAATTGTCAAGGTTCAACACTATTCTACATTTCTATCTTCTTTTCTTTCTCCTCCCAGTATTCAACTATATATTCTTTCTTGCCTTTTGCATTTCCGGGGATCTCCCGATGTCCAATTCTTACTGCATACCCGGCTTTTATTAATAATCCGGCAAGCGCCAGTCTGTCTTCTTCATTCAGTCCGGCAGTACCACCTCGGACATTACGTATTACTGCCATTTGTTTCCTCTCCCATAAAATCAAATAATGTCGGTGTGTCTACTTCATTCTCCGCCTCTTGCAAATATCCCACTCCATCACGGAAATAATCCGGATTTAATTCACAGCCATAGCCTTTCCGGTGCATCTTGACCGCTGTCATCGGCACCGTCATAAGCCCACCAAACGGATCATAGACTAGGTCACCTTCATTGCTGTAGCGGTTTATGATTCTTTCTACAATGTCTAACTGCAACGGACACACATGCATCTGTGCTCTTCTTCGGCTTTGATTTGTGTTTAATGTCCGCATACGGTTGATATCGTCCCAGACTTCCATCTGGTTCCATGCTCCCGGAGCTACTACCATGAAAATAGCTGGAAGCTTATCATTTTTATCTAGATCTTCTGCAAGTTTTACATGATCCGCATAGCTATATACCGTTTCTCTGCTGTACTGACGGTATACCTGCTGTAAACTTTCTACCGGAAGTTCTTTCAATTCTTCCTTGCTGATCAGCCGGTCCCCGGATGATCTCCAGTAGGCGTGTGCGTCTATCTGCCACTGGGCTCTCGTATATTCTTCTTTGCTTTTCTTTACCGGTTCATCTGCATAAGCATTTGACCGGTCTGTCGGAAGTTTTCGGAAAAGCAATATATATTCCGGGCATCCAACTCCCATCTTGGAGCCGTCTTTGCACTGTTCAGACCATCCCAGGCGATAGGTCTGGTTATTTTCTCTTACCACATCCGTAACGACTGTGATCATTCCAAAATACTGAAAGCCGTGTTTCATGTAGTGTTCGATGCACAGTGCGTGAAATGGCTCTATCGTTGGCATTCCGGTGCCTGTAACATTTCCAAACAGCACACGGTCTTTGACGTGGATCGCTGCCACTCTTCCCGGTCTTAAGACTCTCAAAAGCTCCGGTGTTAAGAAATCCATCTGTTCGAAAAAGCGTTCGGTATTCTGGTTATGTCCAAAATCGTTATAATTTGCGGAATATTCATAATGATTCCCGAACGGAATTGATGTATGAATCAAATCCACGCTATTTGATTCCATTCTTCTTGTCTCTTCTACACAATCATCATGTACCGCTATAAAGTTCTTACCTTCTACTCTTACTGTCTTTACTCCCATCTTTCGCTCTAATCTCTTCTCCATAGTTGCAGAAGATAGCCCGTATTTTTTTACAATCTCTATCATCTTTTCTACCATGTGGTTGTGGTTTTTCCACTTCTCTATCAGCACATCCTTGATCTCTCGCTCATTTTCCATGTAAATGATGTCGATTACTACCGGTTCTGTCTGTAAAAATCTATAGCACCTGTGAATTGCCTGGATAAAATCGTTAAATTCATAATCGATACCCAGAAAAATCTCTCTGTGGCAATATCTCTGAAAGTTACAGCCGGATCCAGATAGTGATTTCTTCGTAGCAAATAGTTTTGTTCGCCCTTGTGAGAAATCAATCACCCTCTGTTCTCTGGTGTCGTAATCCATAGAACCATAGATGTCTACTGTTTCCGGAAGTGCTTTCTTGATCGCATGGCGCTCGGATTCTAAATCGTGCCATAATACAAAATGATCTTCCGGTGATGCATCTACGATTTCTTTCATCGCCTTTACTCTCTGGTCAATCGATTCTCGCTTGACCTGCGCCGCCTCTTTAAGTCCTGCTGCCGCCTCGTTAAACAATGACATCTGTCCGTTCTTGTCAACGGCATCTCCGTATTTGATCGGAATCTCGTGCCAGTTTACCTTTAGCGGTGGCAGTTCGTAGCCTTCATCTGAGTATGTCAGATTTATATCCGATGGTTTTGTGACAAATAACGCCCAGGAACTCACCCACAACCAGAACTCATCTTCCATGTTTGGATAAAGTGTCAGGTTATTTGCTTTCGTGGAGTCTCTCTGGAAGAATCTGGTTAATGCCTGTCCCGTATCCATCACTTCCAGATATCCGGCATAGTGAATCAATTCTTTGTACCGGTTCGGACTTGGTGTGGCTGTCGCCACCAACTTGTACTTCACGTTCTTAAACTTATCCAAGAACGTCTGATATGTTTTTGATCCGAATGACCTTAATACACTCGCCTCATCCAGTGAAGTTGCTGCGAAATATGACGGCTCTATATCTCCGTCCCTGACTCTTTCATAATTGGTCAATAAGATCTGCTCTTTTGATTCTTTCACTTCTGCCATTGTCCGGACGTATCGCGGTCTTCCATACCCTAATACGTTGGCCGCATCCTGCGTAAACTCCTGCTTTACCCCTAATGGCAATACAATTAATGCTTTACCATTCTCGTGCTCTGCTGCCAGATGGCAAAATTCTAACTCCTGGACCGTCTTTCCCAGTCCGAAGGACTCGAATAGTGCTCGCCTGCCACCTTTTAACGCCCACGCAACAGAATCCGCCTGATGCGGTTTTAATGCTTTGTTGATTTTTGACTTATCGACCTCGAACCCGCTATCTACTGCCAGTTCGATTTTTGTTTTTAAAAACTCTATATAATTCATTTACTTGCCTCTTTTGATCACTCTATGTCTTTTCTTACTCCCACCAAGCGTAAATGCATACATGTTGCCTGGTTTCTTCTGTTGAATCCGGACTCTCTGATTTCCGGATGTGTTGGAATATTTGCTTTGTTCGAACACCTTATCATCCTCCTAAACTCCCAGTAAATCCTTTTCCAGCTGATCCATGTCATAACTACGTTCATGTGCATTGCTGAATCTGGTACTCTTCTTTCCTGTTTTCTTGTTACCCTTGTCCTGATTTAGCGGAAACAGACCACTCCAGCCATTCATAATCGACTGGTTGATAATCGCTATCTGTTCCTCCACATCATCGGACATTTTCTGTAATTTCCCTACTGCAAGCTGTATTGCACGGTCAGTCATCGGCTTCTTGATCTGCTTCCGAAAACGGATATACTCCTCGAAAGCCACATCAAGGCGCGAGTCGCCCGTATATGATTCGGATTCTGTATTCGGATTCGTATTCGGATTGGATTGGATTACGGGAACATTTGCTTGCATTTGATTACTTGTGTTTACATCTGCATACATATGTTTGCAACTGTTGTCAGATGTAATATCGTTCCCTTCTTCCGGACTTGGATATCTACTCTTCTTTGCACGAATGTTCTGATGCGACTGCCAAGCTGGTAACTGAAGGTACGGTTTTTCTTCTACCTCGTAGTGTCGCGCCAAGCCAACCGACACCAACTTATTGAGAGCATCTTCTATATTCTTATTCGTTACATTCTTGAGCGGAAAACAGGTCCCTTTTATAATCGCTACCCTTCCATCAAATCTTCCATAATCATCACAGCTTACTATTAACCGGTAAAACAGAACTTCTTCGAACCAACTGAGCTCATTAATGCTGTCGCTCGTCCTGATCGACTCTTTTAATATTCTGTTTGGCACGTTTACACCTCTTCTATTTCTACTTCTATACGCGGGCGCTCTTTGTCCACAAAGAACGCATCCTGAAACCCTGTGATATAGCTCCATCCATCGTCCCGAAGTACTTTTGTCTGCACAAGTGCATCCTGAATCACCTTTCTGCCAAAAGAACTGATATTGTCCAAATCTCTTCTCTTATTTGGCTCATACCATCGATATCTGATTACGACTGGTTTTGTAATCCGCAATCTTCCTAACTGTTCTAAAATAGCCCGGATCACAACCGCCTCGTTCTTTTGTTTCATCTTGGCACCTTTATACTGATTCGTCCGGCACGCCCTTGTATAATCATTCATGTTGTCTAATCTTCCATTAATGGTCAACAGATGCTGCACACTTTCTCCACCCTTCAAACGTCTGTATCATACAGAGTCTTTTTAATTGTATTTCTCTGGCTCTATGTAAATCCTGAGCTGTATATTTATGAAATGCAGCTTCATCCACCGGATCACCGGGAATCGGTCTGAAAATCCCTTCACCTACATTAATAATACAATCTCCATTGTTGTTTGCTTTGTTGATCATGGATCTTAAAGACCTATCAACATTTCTATCATAAGGTCTGGCAATTGCATGCTTATGACCATCCGCAATTCTATTAAAATAGCTTTCTGCTTTTTCTCGAGTCGTCATACTTCTCCTTTCTGCCAGAGCCTGGCTCTCTGGCTGTGATACAACATATTGCGCAAGAACTTCATGTCTTATACGTTACATTTCTTAGTTACAATGCCAGGTGAATCTATAGTTAACTTGTTACATCCAACTTCTTCCAAAAATCTTTATGAAGTCTTCTCTTGTCCCATGATGGCTTTCAAAATGTTCTTGTGCCATCTGTTTTAATTGCAAATCCATTCCGCGATTCGGATTATCATGAACGGAGTTAATTCCAAATTCATGTAAATAACTTGCTATCGGAATGACGTACCCATATTTCTCCGATAATTCTCTTCTGGAGCCATAAAAAATATGATGTCTGTGCACGTACGGTGTACCAGTAAAATAGCAGTGATCCATATCGTCCGTGAACACGCTCCAAAGTTTTTTAGACATCCACACCATACCTTTCTTTCAGAAGTCTCTTTTCTTCCGGTGTTGCAATTTCGCTATCCGGAATCTGTGCATCCTTACACATAATGATCAGACCTGATATCAGTCGCGCCATTTCTTCTGAATTATATGTGTGACTACCTCGAAGCAGTCGATAAGTCCGATACAGAAGCCCATCTACTCCTTGCCGTACCTGCGATGTTGACTGCAGGTGATAATCCAGAGCATTCCGCACTTTATTTTCTGCCTCTTCTGTATCTGGAATTGTAACGAATACAGCTTTATTCTCCATTATTTCCAACTGTCCATATCTTTCCAGACACATATTGTGCATTTCCGGATTGCTCAATTCCAATCTTCTGGCAAGTTTTGTAATCAGCACCCAATAATATGCATTCGCATCCAGGCTTCTTTTTTTACGATATTTCTTGATTTGAATAACAAGTTTCTCACAATCTTTCAGCTCTTGGAATGCATCTCTTGCATCCTCATTTACTTCCAATGAAAGACTCTGTTTTCTTGTAACATAGTCCATCTTTAAACCTTCGAGCTTTCCTGTAAAGTTCATTAATCATCACCATACTTTTTCTTAATCGCATTCAGCATCTTTGCACACTCTGTCTCCGTAAGCGTGTCCATTGTCTTTTCGTTTCTACACACCCAGGCTGCCAGATCAATACCGTGTGCCGTGCACTGTGTTTTCAGTGTTTTCTTTTTAGCTTCTGATGCAAGATTTTCCCCCGTTCCCGGAATTTTTGCTTCCAGTTTGTTGTATTCTTCTTTCAGCCACAAATTAAATCCAAGGCCGGTATGAATAGCCACACACTTCACAAATGCTCTGCACATGCTATTCCATACTCTCTGCTGACTCATCGAATTATCTTTTACTGGATTCGCACCATTCATTACCGGTGTCTGCATCTCGTATTCTTTATCATCGATTACAACTTTGATTCTGGTTTCATAACAACGGTTTGTATTTCCATTTTTATCTTTAAACTCAATATCGGTCTTTCTTAAGCTACTCCCAGTCTGTGGATCAGGAATAGGTTCCCAGTACACTTCAGTTGCACCATTCTTCCTCAATAACTCAATGCATTTTGCCCAGTTTAGATATGTAAATCCATCTCTATCTTCGCAGTATTGGCTTACATCAATCTTTATCAGCTCTTCATAGCTTTTAAGTGCCATCTATTCTTCCTCACTTTCTTTTTTCCGATTAATCGAATATCTGTATTCTCCAATACTATATTTATCAAACATAGAAACAATCTCACTTGCTTCATCTAAACTGTTCACTTCGAAGATCACTTTATCTTCACACTCATACACACCAACAGTCTTATACGTCCTTACAACTTCTATATTCCACATTACAATATCCTCCTGTACATATCATTCATACACACTTCACACAGATTTTCTTCATTGATATGCATATAAATTGAATCTCCTTTATACAAAGGCGCGTCACAATTATCGCAAAATGCAACCGGATCAGGATCATCTGGCGGTGTTGTCTTCCACGAATCATATCCTGGAATATTCTCCATTTGACTAATTTCCTTTCTTCGTTTAAAATACAATTGACTAATTTCTTTTGTGCCGGATTCGGGTTCTTCCCTTTCTGGCACTCTTTTTATATGCTTTTAAAATACTGTGCCTGTCCGGCTTCGACTCTTAATCCGGAAGTTCCGATCTCCAGATTGTACGGACCGGCTGCTGCATCATTGGTATATCCATACACATCACCGTCCAGAATCTGCACCGACACATGCCGGATGCCATGCTTTGCAGCCACTCTCCGGATATCTTTCAGCGCCCGGACTACATTTTCATCTGTAGCAAATCCAAGCCATTTTTCTTTCATGTTCTGCACTTTTTCACCCCTTTCTAGCAAAATGTCATAAAAATCGCCACCCAGAATCCAACTACTGACACGCCGATCAGCGCCACCAGGATTCCGAGAATCCAGCAGAATACTTTGTACGCCATCTGCTTTCTTCTTTTGTATCTTTTAATTCCCTGCTCTCTCATTGTTTTCATCAGTACCCAATAAAGAGCCAGTGGAGAAACATCAAAACTGCCGCCGCGTAACAGGACAGACAGATCAGCAGTGCGCTCTGTGTTGCTTCGCTCATTTTTCTCTTCTTCCTCATGCTCTATCCCCTTTCCGATCTTGTGTAGATCTTGTTTAAAAGCTTGTTTTACCTTGTATCACCTTGTTTAAGGCTTGTCCTGCCTTGTAACCGCCTAAGCGGTTTTCTCTTTTAAGTCTTTTAATTTTCCAACGATGAAATCCGAAAAGCTCCGGACAATCCGGTTCACCTCTTCCGGTGTCTTATCCCGGTATGCATCATCGGAGATATGGCA